CCCAAACTAAAATGAACGATGCTCAGTTTAGATTGTCTCAGGTTGAAAATTACCAACCTAAGTTTAAAAACACTTTACACGAGGACGATCCTAGTGTATATTCACAATCATCACAGCCTCAAGTACCAAAACCAGACCAAAGAGCCTTAAGATGGCAAGATAACAATAAATGGTTTGGATCAGATGAGGAAATGACTAGTTTAGCCTTGGGGCTGCATGAAAAACTAGTTAGGTCAGGCGTTGACCCTACATCTGATGAATATTACCGTCGTATAGATAGTACGATGCGCAAAAGATTCCCAGAATACTGGGATGACTCATCGCTGGAACAGGAAACACCTGCCCCGCGCACATCTAAACCTTCAACTGTAGTTGCTCCGGCTACGCGCTCAACCGCGCCTAAAAAAATCAAGATTACAAAAACTGCTGCTGCTTTAGCACGCAAACTTGGTATTTCGCCTGAACAATATGCTCTTGAAACTTTAAAATTGGAGAATTAATATGGAAACAACAAGATTAGACCGTGAATTAGACACTCGTAAAGAATTTCAACGAGCTGAACAATGGCAACCTACTGCAACTTTACCAGAACCAAAGAAACAACCTGGTTGGGAATACAGATGGATTAGAACAAGCCTACTTAATCAACAAGACTCCATAAACGTCTCCAATAGTATGCGTGAAGGTTGGGAACCTGTAAAAGCAAGTGACCATCCTGAAATGAAGTTTGTACCAGACCCTAATTCAAGATATAAAGATAGTATTGAAATTGGTGGTTTGCTACTCTGTAAGATCCCAGAAGAATTTATTGCGCAACGTAGAGCTTATTATGACAACATGACTAAGTCTCAAACTCAAGCCGTTGACAATAACTTCTTAAAAGAAAATGATGCTCGTATGCCTGTATTTTCAGACAAAAAAAGTACGACTTCATTTGGTAAAGGTAAGTAATTTATTAATTATTAAGGAGAAATATTATGGCATCAGTTGCTGCCCCATACGGTCTCCGTCCTGTTAACTTAATCGGTGGTCAAGTATTTGCGGGTTCTACTCGTCAAATCGCGATTGCTTCAGGATATGCGACCAACATTTTTTACGGTGACATCGTAGCTGTTAACAGCTCAGGCGTTGTTGTAAAAGTAACAACATTAGGTACTGCTGCTTCCCAATTCGGAAACGGTGTTATCGGCGTATTTTTAGGTTGTACTTATACAGATCCTAACTTAAAATACAAAGTAAACAAACAATACTGGCCTACTGGTACAGTTGCATCAGATGCACAAGCATATATTTGTGATGATCCAGACACAGTATTCCAAGCACAAGCTAACGGTTCTGTAGCTCAAACAGCTTTAGGTAACAACATTGGTGTTGTACAAACTGCTGGTTCTACAACTACTGGTGATTCAGCTATTGCTTTAGATACAACAACAATCAATACAACTAGCACTATCGGGTTACGTATTGTTGACTTTGTGAATGGTCCATTCTCATCAGTTGGTGATGCATACACTGATGTCCTCGTTAAATTTAATTTCGGACAGCATTCATATTACAATGCTACCGGTGTATAAGGAGAATAACACATGGCTATTTCACGCGCTCAACTATTAAAAGAATTGCTCCCAGGACTTAACGCGCTATTCGGTCTCGAATATAAACGTTACGGCGAAGAGCACAAAGAAATCTACGAAACTGAAGCTTCAGAACGTAGCTTTGAAGAAGAAACAAAACTATCAGGTTTCTCAGCAGCACCTGTTAAAAACGAAGGCAATGCTATCGCTTATGACAATGCTCAAGAAGCTTGGACAGCTCGCTATGTTCACAACACAATCGCTTTAGGCTTCAGCTTAACTGAAGAAGCTATCGAAGATAACTTGTATGACACTTTATCTGCACGATACACTAAAGCTCTTGCTCGTGGTATGGCATATTCAAAACAAGTATTTGCAGCTAACGTATTAAACAACGGCTTCAACACTGGCGGTAATTATAACGGTGGTGATGGTGTTTCATTATTTAATACTGCTCACCCACTTGTTTCTGGCGGTACAAACAGCAACACATCATCAACTTCAGCAGACTTAAATGAAACTTCACTTGAGTCAGCAGTTATTCAAATCGCTGCATGGACTGATGAACGTGGTCTTTTGATCGCTGCTAAACCTCGTAAATTAGTTGTTCCACCTAACTTAATGTTCGTTGCAACTCGCTTGCTCGAAACAGAGTTAAGAGTTGGTACAGCTGATAACGATATCAATGCTATCAAGAATAATGGTTCAATCCCAGAAGGTTACACAGTTAACCACTTCTTGACAAACAACTTAGCATGGTTCTTAACAACAGATGTGCCTAATGGTCTCAAACACTTTGTTCGTACACCATTAACAACATCTATGGATGGCGACTTCGACACAGGTAACGTACGTTACAAAGCTCGTGAACGTTATTCATTCGGTTGGTCAGATCCTCTCGGTATCTACGGTTCACAAGGATAATATCCTTGTTCTTGGAAAACCCAGTTTCGGCTGGGTTTTTCTTTATCTAAACTTAATGATTTTCTCTATCTTATATATATATAAATGGGTATAATATAAACATATACACAATAACGTGTATACAAAATAGCAAAATATAAACATATAGGAGAATATTATGTGGACAACCCCATCAGCAACTGAAATGAGATTTGGTTTTGAAGTAACTATGTACGTAATGAATAAGTAGTTAATACGTGCATTTATTAGGGGGCCTAGCGCCCCCTTTTTATTATATAATTATCTTATTCCGGGAATTCACCGGTTTATTAGACTGTCCCGGCAGACGCATATAAGACTAATAAGCTTAACTTTATATGAAGGAAAATTATCATGGCAAGAACCGTATTCACCGGCCCATTAAAAGCTGGTACAAATCGTTATCCACAATACCAAAACGTAGGTACTGCAACATTATTTCAAGATGTAGTACTTAATGTAACTTCAGGTTTAACAAGCTCACAAACACTATACATTCCAGCAGGTTGTCAAATCTTAGAAATTATCGTTGATACTACAGTTGCATATAATGCAGGTACATCAACAACAGTTACAATAGGTAATCTATCAACTGCAGCTCAATATGCAGGTGGCGTATCAGCACAAACTACTGGTCGTGTTTACCCAACATTTACTGCAGCTCAATTAGCTAACTTACAATCTACAACATCAGATGTATATGGCCCAACAAATATTGCTAGCTCAGCTATTGTATGTACAGCTACTTCAGTTGGTACACAACCTACAACAGGTCAAGTATACGTATCAATCTTATACTTACAAAACGATACTAACGCAGTTACATCTAACTAATTAGTCTAGGGGACTTCGGTCCCCTTTCTTAAACACAAGGAGATTAATTATGACAATGCAATATGATGTAAAAAGCTCGCATGCTTCAGGCTCAGGCCAAATGGTATTAGGTAGAGCACGTTTAAAAAACTTAATTTATTTAGGTACAGGCACTGCAGGTAGTATTGATTTATATGATACTACGACTGCTCCTGTAACAACATCTACATATGCTAGATCAGGTAATACAGTTACAGTAACTTCTACAGCTCATGGCTTAACTACAGGTCAAGTTATTGGTATTACTTATGGTGTAGCTTCAGGTAATTCTGCAGTTGCAGGTAATTATCCAGTTACAGTTACAGGCGCTAATACATTTACTATTACAGATATTGGTTTAGGTACTATTGCAGGCGGAACTGCATGTGCTTATACAACAGGTAAATGGTTAACAAGCTATAATACAGGTACAAACGTAACCCCTTTCCAAGTTATTTTTGCAGGTGAAGGTGTATTAGCTTTAAACGGTATCTGGGTAGTAGTATCTAATATTAACTATCAAACAATTCAGTACGGTTAGGAATAAAAATGCTACATAATATGGATCAACATACAAAAACAGCAGTAGATATAGCGTCAACAGTAACCGTTTTAGGAACAGTCATGAATCTTTTACCAGCAATTGCAGCTTTATGGACTATTATATGGACTACAATTCGTATTTATGAGACAAAAACAGTGCAAGATTTGTTAAAAAAATTAAAAAAACATGGCAACTAAGAGTAAAAAAGCTGGAGTTTCATTAGCTGTAGGTCGTGGTGAGAAATTACCAGTATCAAAAGGTGCTGGACTTACTGCAAAAGGTCGTGCAAAGTATAATAAAGCGACTGGATCACATTTAAAAGCTCCTCAACCACAAGGTGGACCTCGTAAGAAGTCATTTTGCGCAAGAATGAGTGGTATGCCAGGCCCTATGAAAGATGAAAAAGGCCGTCCTACTCGTAAAGCTGCATCACTAAAACGTTGGAACTGTAAATAAGGGGTAAATATGCCAAGTGTATCTAAAAAACAACACAATTTTATGGCTGCAATAGCTAAAAACCCTGGGTTTGCTAAAAAAGTTGGTATTAAACAGAGCGTTGGTGAGGAATTTCTCCAAGCTGACAAAGGTAAACATTTTAAAGAAGGTGGATATATGAAAAAAATTAAACTTAAAGAAACAATGGGTCCTAGAACTATGTCAGAAGACATAGAAAAAGGTTCTAATAAACTACGTAAATTTGGCGAAGCTAAAGTACAAAAAAGAGAAGCAACAAAAGGTAGAAATCTTGGTGATACAGGTGCTACAGTTGCTGATATGCGTGGCGGTATGAAAAAAGGCGGTAAAGTTAAGAAATATGCTGCTGGTGGTTCAATTGAAAAAACTAAAGCTGGTAAATCAACACCATCATATAAAGAAATGGGTTAAATGAATATGAAAAAAGGTGGCGAAGTAGAAAATAAATCAGAAGCTATGAAAGAAGAAAAAGAAATTAAGTCT